TTGTGCATTGGGCCACCAAGGAGCATTCAGAACACCAAGACCACTCAAGTCTCTAGAAGACAAGAAAGGCGCATTGTATGCTTGTGCTTCATACCGTTGCGCAAAAAAGAATATATCGCGGGTTGGATTTGGAATGCGAAGAGGAATGTTCAGTTTGGGCAAGCCATTGGAATCCGCAGGTTCAAAGATATAATGCTGAGGAATAGGATATTGGATGTCAGAAATTCTAAACTTATTGGCCTCAGGCTTATCCAAATAAACGTATTCTGCCAACATATAGGTATCTCCTAAGGAGTAGGAGCTGGGCATCGTAATTCCAGGAATTTTGCTCACAGAAGTTGTAGTCGTAGGATTTCCACTCAAACCAGCAACAGTTAGATCGTTTCCTGTTTGATAAAACGGCGAATTTAACAAAGGAAAATAGGCTTCGCCTCCTGCGGGTGTGGTTCCCGCAGGAAAGGAAGTCTGAGCAGAACTGACATACAGGGCGTTCAGAGGCGCAAAGGTAATATTCACACGAACCTGGTCATTGTTAATGGCGTCTATAGGCAACGCAACTCCTGGATCACCTCTGGAGAACCAAAAAGGAAGAGGAGTGACAGCAACTGTCGGCCTCTCTGTCCATCCAATACTCGTAGGAGTAAATCCATCTTGGATGCGTGGAAGCAAAGAATTCACTATCGTGACTTTTTCCAAAGGAGTATTGAATTCATCCAAGAGTTCCAGAAGTCGCCCATTGATTTGTTCAATGCGAGCTCCTCCAATGTCTACTGTTGCGTTTTGAATGAGAGCGTGACCAAGACTATTTGTCCATCCAAAGGTTGGTCCCACAAATCTTGTTGTCGCATTTGCCCTGGCTACTAGTTGAGGAGCCGCAATATCAGGCATCGTTGTGACTAAATACAATCGTGTAATCAAATGTCCCTGTCGGGGCAACGTAATGGATGCTTGGGTAGCGAAATTGGGTCGTGTATCAAAGTCCAAACGAACCCACGCTGTCGTAAATCGTCCTGCCTTAATGAACACCTTTTGAAAAAAAGAGATCATAGGTTTTCCTTTTGTAGGCAACAGGCGTTCATCCTGAAGGCCTGTGTGAATCACCTGGAGGAGAGCAACCACCATTCTATCGGGTATTCCGAAAGTCCTTTACATATCCCACATATCTTGAATGAACAAAGGATCTACAAAGTTTCTTACGTTGGGGTGACTTTTTACAACAGGAAGAAGAGCAAAACTAGAGATCTCTGCTTTCAAATCGTATTGCCGAGTTAGAAGAAGGCCCATCAAATTCTTGGGAATCTTTGTATACACAGGAGAACGAAGTCCAGAGGTTTTGCAGAGTTTCAAAAACAGAGTAAGATCCTCAAAGGTAAAGGTGAGGATGAGATAGCCATCTTTCATTTGAATTTTGCGAGGTGTCATTTTGTCTTGTAGAGTTGGAATAAGCTTGCTAGGAATATCCGAAGTGGCCACGTGAAAGATTTCTTCTATGGTTTCACGATAGGCTGTTTCCAAATAGGTCTCGTCACCTTCTTTATGACCGCCAATGCCTGAAATACCAGGATTCTTCTTATGAGGCTGATATCCAGCAAGCACGTGCTTTCCATCTGTAAAGACACATCCTGCTCCCATAAAGGGTATGGAAGAAGGAAGAGTTAGTGTTGGTTTTTTCTGGAAAAGTCTGCGGAAGAAAGACATTGGAAAGGGTTTCTGAATTGGTAAACGAAGCTTTTCTTCAATTTTAATCTGTAAACATCCGATTGGCAATTCCATTTTGGAATCGCAACCAATTCAGACCCACGCAGAAGACTTTTACTTCCCAAGCAGCAGCAGTTCCATCAGGATTTTGAGGCGGCCGCACGTCTAAGGTGAGGCGCAGATTCTGGAGGCGTGATGCGTTGATCGTGCCACTCGGTTGATGAACATCACCAGGCCATCTCGCAAAGGGATACCCGTAGGCAAATTGGTTGTAAGCAATGACTCCTCCACGATGGTGCTTCGCAATGAGCTGGCGGAAGAATTGTTCTTCTGCGTTTACAAGATCAATTCCATTGGCTTGGATGCGAGCATAGAGCAACATAGATTCGCGTGGATTAAATGTCGCATTGTAGTCTTTGTTTAATACACTGGACCAATTTGTCCATTCATTGTTATTCGCAACATCTTTGCGTCGGATAAACCATAGAATTTCTTCCAACGGATGATTGGCCTCTAAAGGCAGTTGAATGCGGATATTGTTTTCTTGATTGGATTTCGCAATCACATATTTCAGTGGTTCTTCAAAATAAAAGGTCTGAATATGTCTGTGCATAATTTCAAAAGGTTGGTGAATAATTGTAGACCGAACCGAACCATCCAACATTGCGCCCCAAGTGACCAATCGGACATTTTGAAGCATAGGTTCAGACTCTTGTGTTTGAGTAGGAACAACTTGAGGGAAAGGAAGAGTTCTATTGATAAGATTGATGGTTGTATTGATAGGGGTGGAATCACACGAATCTCTGAATCCTCTTGCTTGACGAATGACTTCTGTAAAGGGTCGCAATGTCACGTGAATGCGAACAGTTCCTTCACGACACGCTAAGAGAGGCAAGCCCTCCTTCATTCGTGTGCGTTGGAAAAACAAAGGAAGCAAGCAGTGAATGAAACCTGATTCTGTAGGAAAGACACGGTATTGAGGCCAATTTAGAATTTGAGGAAGAGAAGCAACTCCTAAATGATCTACTCCTGGTCCAATTTGAGTATTCAAGTCAGGATACAAAACACTAAACATTGTGGCTAGATCTCCATCCACCATTTCAATGGTGGATCCATCAATTTCAAGTTCTACTTTCTGAAGGAGAATCTGTCCTATCGCATTCGCATAATACCACGCTTCTTGAGGTCTCTGGTAAGTAAATCGCTGACTCTGAAGATTTAACACAGCGGTTAAATCAAACCAACTTGTCAATTGGAGTTGAAGGACAGCTCCTAATAATAAATCACCGCAGGTCTGGGAAGCAACATCAAAGGTGAAGCGTTGCCCAAATGCGGCTGGACCTCTATACTGGAAATCTTGAAGAACAGGAACATAAGGGGTAAAGCGACGATCGGGGCTTCGTGCGAACCAACTTGTTGTTGATTTGAGAGGAAAATAAGAATTATCTTGTGCGTCACGATCTGTGAGATCCAAAAGAGTTGTAATATCTCCTGCGGGTCTTTGGAAAGTTTTTGATGAACTCGCCATCTGCTACAAAGATTCTTTGTTTTTCTTTAGAAGAGGACAATGGAGATTCCCATTTCCAGAGAACTTCCAGAGAGTAAAAATGGGGTGTTTGTCTATACACGAGGAGGCCCTTCCAATCCAGATATAAGAGGAGTTTTTTCATTTTCCTTTTATATACAATTACCGTGGGGTGGACATCCAACAGAGATGGATATCGCAAGAAATGTGTATTTACAAGGGCTGTATGCGTATGCTAGTTTAATGGATAGGGAGGATTCAGTCTTCAGAGGATGGAAAGTTGTGATCTATACGGACGACTATACACTGTATCATTTGAAGAGATTAAAAGTAGATCTTGTTGAGAATCCCAATATAGACTTCTGCGTTGTAAGATGGCCCTATTATCAAAAATATATAGAACCAGAATTAAACGGTCAAGTCAATGCGGATATTCTGCGCGTAATGCGCATTCGTGCCTTCTTTGATTTCCCAAAGGTTCCTGTATTTATGCGTGATGCGGATACGTTATGGGCGCGGAATATAAGTGCGTATTCTAAAATGTTAAAACTGGAGGAGTCTGAGTTGTATGAGTGGGAATCGAATTTCTTAAAAGGAGCATCAAGGCATCCGAATACTTTTATCTTTGCGAGCAGTATTGCTTACAAACGACATTGGCACAAAAATATGAGCAGAGAAAAGGTTGGTCCTCTTGGAGCCTTTGCGGGCCTTCAAAGTGCGATGCCTCTTGTTCCTTGCTTACAAGATACAAGGGTATGGGAAGGAATTATTCAGTATATAACATACCATTCTATCCGAACCGCAATAAAGAAAAATGTTCAGTTTTATGATAAATCCATACATACTTCTTATGTCTTTACAAATCATAGTATTCCTGAGCATTTAGGAAAGGACGAACAGGTTCTTTTGTTTGTGTTGTTGCCTGCGTGTAAGGATCATATATTCTTTTTTGAATTAGACTTTATGGACAGGCGAAGATTCACATTGAAAGGCAAACGTATGAACAATACGAATTATGCTCTTTCAATCTTTAATCGTGGCAATAACGCCAACATTCGGAAATTGTTTGAAAATGCGATTCGTTCAAACTTCCGTGAAAACTTTGAAGAGTATCGTGCTTCTGTAGAAGCTCAAAATGAGATTCTTCGTGAAGAGAGGGATGAAGAATTGACTGCGTTGTTTTCAACCTTGGAAAATAGTCTTGAAGCGAAAATGAAAAATTCCAAGGCTCAGTATCGGCAGAGTCACCCTGCGCGGGCTGAGTATGAACCTGAGAATATTCTTGGAAAACTCTTTCAATTAGCAAAAGCGAAAGATTTGGACAAACAATTGGAGAACGTATATGGCCAATTAAGTCAAACCAATGTATTGTATGAAAAGAAACGGAGAGAATTCTTTGAATCTATAGAATACAATTATGGAAATGTGAAGATTGAAAGAGAATTAGAAGTTCTTCAAAATATAATTCACAAACGAAATAAACTTCTTCGGGAATTTTTGGACACTGCATTCCGCTTACAGCCCATAGGAGTTTATAAAACATCCATTCCAGGCATTTATGCAAAAGAATTTGGGAAATTGCTGGAGTGGTATGGCCCACCTTCAGGGGGAAAAAGAAAGACAAGAAAAGTAAGACGTGGATAGGGCAAAATTGAAGGAAATACCTACAAATACCTAGGCAACCAATATGGATCCTCCTACCACTGTTCGTCGTGTCGCACCGCCTCCACCACCCAAACCACAGCTCTTTACCTTTTCAGATGGAAGTATTCTTCGTAAAATGCCTGCGAGAGATCTTATTAAAATTCCAATTTGGAAAGGCAATCGGATTCTAAATGTTGAGCACAAAGATTCTATTGTAAAAACCTTGAAAAATGGAGTCAAAAGTTTGGATCTCAAACCCTTTCATATTGTCTCGTATCCTGTTGAAGAAGACGATCTAGAACAAACCCTTTCGTATGTTGTAGATGGTCAGCATCGGCATAGTATTATTCAAGAATCTGAAACGCAAGATTTTGATGTCTTAGTCATTGAAAAGAAGTGCGAGTCTGAAACAGAAGTTATTGAGTATTTTAAGATCTTGAATCATACACGAGCGATTGAATGGAAAGAAGATCCTATTCTTCTCGCGAACAAATACATAGCAGCCCTTGAAAAGGCTTTTAATATTGGAAAGGAGAAGCGAATTCGTCACAAGGCAACCCATAGGCCTTATATGTATGTGGAAACTCTGAGGGAGGAGTTACTGAAGCGTAAGATTGGATGTACTGGAAAGACTCCAGAAGAATTTGTTCTGTTTGCGCAGAAAAGCAATCATACAATGCTGGATTCTCTCAAAGAAAAAGGAATCCGTGAACCAATGGAAGAGAGAGCTCTCAATCTTGAATTCTGTCTAGCATTGGATACCAAATACAAATGGCTTCACTTGTTTGAGTGAGTTAAAGTAATCCTGTGAAATATGATCAGTGAGATGTGGCTTTTTTCTCTTTTTTTTGCAGGCCTTGCCTTCGCACAAGTCTCTGAACTGAATCGCACGCAATATCTTGGCCGTTGGTATCAGGTCTATGCTGATCTCTTTGTAGACGCCACCTTTGAGAATAGTTCATTCTGTGACACAGCTGACTATGGTCTCTATCCGAACAATACGATTAGTGTTTGGAACAGAGAGCGTCAATACAATGTGACGGGTCCTGAGCGTGAGATCTTTGGATGGGCTGCGACGGATGACTCAACGAAACCAGGAGAGCTCACTGTTCATCTCCAAACCACTGGAATTGGTGCGCCTTACTGGGTTTACCAATTGGGCCCTGTGGTGAGAGATCAATATGAATACAGCATTGTGTCAGATAATCTCAAGCTTTCTCTCTTTGTTCTTGCTCGCAATGTCACTCGTTTTATGGACAAATACAATCGCAATGTTACTGATTATCTCACGGAACAAGGATTTACAAATCTCTTGAACAGTCCAATTCTGACTCCTCAAGAGGGTTGTGAATATTGGCAGGATTAATTTCCAAACCATAAAGTTGCTCTATAGTTTTCTGTCACCATACAAGCCCAGGTCTCCACAATACTGTGAAGAACTGAGTTTTTGCTTCCAAGAAGTATATCATTTAACTCAATATACAAGGTAGGCCGATCTGCTGTTGTGAAATTCACACTGCCTTCAGGTTGTCTTGCAAAAGGTTGTCGCCTGGATCTTACATCTCCCACCGTCCAATTCATAAACGCAAAAGGAAGTCCTGAATCGCGTTCTTCCTTTGCGTGTGTAACCAGCTTGTTCCACACAAGAGGTCCAAATAAGGTCTCCCTGTCCTTCCCCGCTATCACTAGTTTTATATTGTTATAGAACTGCCCACCTGAAATATCATTTTGAATATTCCAAAGTTGGTTGGACTGAATGGCTTTTTGAGAACGGAAGAAATTGACAATGCGTGCGGCTGGATGTGTTCCCTCTAGTCTCCTGGTAATCGCAGCAACAGCCCCTCGTTCAATCGGTGCGTAGTCAAATTGGTTTTGCGTAAAGATATTTTCGTAGACGCGCTCAAACGGTATTTCATTGCGTTTATCTTGGAGACCAAGACGTGTTTCTGCATCAGTATATATATGGCGGGTTTCTAGTAAAATTTGAGGCGATTGAATCTCTTGGATCGGTAAAGTAGAAAATGTATTCAAAGGTCCTGAAGCGCTGCTTTGTATCAACCAGCCAGACTGGTCCCAAGGTTGTGGGAACGGCCTTCCGTCCGATGCCTCAACCAGCTCTTCTAGCTTTCGCAAAAAACAACGAATCCGGTATTGTTGTTGGGGTATACAGCAAGAGGGAAATCCCCCATCATCAAGACTTTGACATCCAAATAAAGGTAAGGGGAGGCGAAGTAGTCCAGGTGTCGCATTCCTGCCAATTGCCAACGGCGTTCCAGAATGAAGACCTGCCAGACGATTATCTAGAAATGCTGAGTTCAATGTTCCCCTACTCCGAGATGTTGCCCAAAGCGCATCCCCACTAAATTCTTGGAGCAAGATATTGTCTTGGAGCAATTGTATCTTTTCAAAGAGAAAAAATCCAATTCCATTGGTGTATCCATAGGTTACACCTGATCCATCTGTTACCACGGAGGTTGGATTGACCAACGCTTGAGGAGGTGGCAACCAAGAAGGCAATTCAATCAGTAGAGTGGGTTCTACAAAAAAATCACCCGCAATTTCCACTTGAAATTCAAAGGATCGACCAAATCCTGGCTGGTTCAAAGGTGGGAGCCTGCGCAATTCAGCAATCTGAGGTGGAACCGGATTGTAGCGATTATCAAAAAGATTTTTGCTCTCTTTGTTGTCTTGTGTAAAATAGACATCTTTATTTCCACGAGCAACTAACTCGTAGAGTGCTCCCTCAATACTATAGGAAGTAGAGGACATTCCTTCTTCTTCTTAGAGTCTTTTTAATGGTTTAGATTTACCTTCAACTATAAATAGGAAAGATGAGCAGTATTTCTGCAAATGGATCTACAGAAACAATTTCTATTTCAGAAGTTGTGAGTGGAACCATAACCTATAGAATCAACAATGGTTCAGAAACAACGATTAGTTCTTGGCCTGTTACCATACGGAATACAGATTTGAGCGCCACCCTAAAAGTCCTCTTTCAAACAAGTATTACTCTTACATCAACAAATCATTACTTTATTGTGAGTGCGACGAATGCAGGTCCTATTCAGTTCGGAAGTGAATCATTAGAAAGCAATGGTAGTAAACAATCCATTACGATTGATGGGGTTGCTTTGTATGAAGGTGTATTTCAAAATGGAACATCTGGAGCGTCTGGATATAATAATATCTCAATCTATAATCTTATAGTTTCCGCAATCAACGGGGCATACCTTACAACAGGTGGAGGATGGATAGCGCAATCGTATTTTGGTAAAGATGCTATAAATAATTATATTATAAATTGTTCTTCAGATGGTGAGATTGCAGCTTTTGGAGGAGGTATTGTGGGACTCTATGCGGCCTACAAAAATACAGCAACCTCCACCTCGCTGCGAGTCATTGGATGTAACAGCACAGGGATTATCAATTCAAGCGCAGGTGGAATTGTTGGAGCAAGATGTGGATTAGGAAGTGGAGGCAGTTGTATTGTAGAGCAGTGTTGGTCAACAGGTGTAATCAGTAGTTTTGCTGGTGGAATTGTAGGTCAGTATGCGGCCCAAAGTTCTGGGAGTGTCACTATATCCAAATGCTACAGCAGTGGAGGTCCTGCTGTTGGAAATAGTTCAGCAGGGGGTATCTGTGGTTCGTTTGCTGGATTTCAATCAGGTGTAGTCAGTGTAGAAAAATCGTATAGCACTGGCAACATTATGCAGGATGGTGGTGGAATTTATGGAGGGTATGCTGGAGATACAAGTGGAACAACAACAGCATCAAACTGTTATTCAGCGGGCACAATAACAACAAGTGGGACAGGTATCTTTGGCAGCAATAAAGAAACAGGAATCGCAACAAATTGCTATAGCGCAAATGGAAGTTGGAGTAATTCTACAGCAAATACGAATTTAACAGGTGTTCCAAGTGGAGGGCAAATTGGGGACACTTGGTCGCCTGCAGGAACCAATCAACCCTATGAACTTGTAGACTTTGGAGCGACTCCTTATGAGTTACTGGTTATCATTAACAACCGACTCGTGCAGAGCACTGCTGAAACAGTTGAACAGGGGAGCCGTTCTAAAGAAGCTTTGTCTGCTGACGCTTCGGGAAATACCTTTTCTATTTTAGATATTAAAGGTGGTGATTCAAATTCATATAGAACATTTTCCATAAACGGCCAAACAGGTGCGATTACTACAAGGTCAACAACAACATTTGGAACTTATACAATTTATCTGCGTAGCGTTGGAAGTTACTACATTACAACTTTTGTCTTAGGAGTTGTCCCCCCAACTGTAAGACAGTCTGGATCCAGTGCTGAGACTTGCTGCGTAAGCTCTATAGATGAAAGGGGCCTTGCTTACGAGCAAATAGTAGATTACAAAATTGGAAACCGTCTTCTTTTGGAAGTCTCTCAAAATTCCAAAACAAAATTTGATGGATATTCTCAATATGTCAAATATAAAATGGCACAAGGATCTCGTAAATATTAAACAACAGGCATTAATTCTTCTTCTGTATCTGCGCGGTTTCGTCGGATACAGCAGTCATACCACTTCTGTCGGCATTTTTGTCTATCACGGGCACAATCGGAACAATTGCGTCTACAATCACGTTTGGGTCGGCAAGAACAAGGAAACAAGGCTGTCAAAAGAATGGTTACGCCGCATCCGCTAAGAGAGAGCATTAAGAGAATGGTTAACACTTCATCTGTGATATCAATGGAGTCCATTTGCTTGAATATAGCTGTATGGCTTTAGTTTCTAGCAAATTTACAAACTTTCTAAAAAATTGTCATACACTTTCATCGCTTCTTTCATACCCTTTGTTTGGTATTTATGATGTTTTGCCCTGTAGAACATCGTAATTGCTACTTGTCGTTGATAGTCCTTGGGTTTTCCTCTAAGTCTCTTTATGGTTTGCCGAGCTCTTTCCGCTGTCCCGTATTGGGCTTTGACTTTGGAGGGTCCTTTTGGGTTGTCGTTGAAGAGGCGATGGCCTTGCTTGCGAGTCTTCATACTACTAAGGAGATCCAGAAATTGTTTCACACGTAAGGCAGACATTGGCGAGGAAACGCGCGAGCATATCGTTGTCGTCTGCCAAGATCCGAATGGCTCGGGCCATCGTTGATGCCTTTTGACCTGAAGCCTTCATCAGAATCGCCTTCATATATCCTAGAATACACAGCTTCATTGTCACAACCTCGTCCTTTGTGAGATCCTTCAACATCTTTGCGGATTCCTTCCAGTCTCCTTTGGCCACTGCTTTACAAATCGCAAGAGTATCAAACTTTCCAATCTGGAAATTTGTGACAGACTCCGTTGCGGGAATACCACTGAAGAATTTCTCTGCGGCTTGAAGCACAAGTCCAGGAGAACTCACCGAATTAATATAGAGCGCATCATACAGAGGCTTAATCTCATCAATGAAGGCTGCCTCTTCTGCTGCCTTTTCCAGCAAAGCATAGATCTCATCCGTGGTCAGAGCCTTTGGGCTCATCATATAAGCACGACGCTGAAGAGCAGGAATGATTTTGCTGAGGTTCGAAGTGCAGAAGATATAGAAGACGTGCTTGGCGACATCCTCTGTCTCCGTGAGAAGAGCATTTTGAGCTGCGGTTGTCAGCTGATGCGCTTCATCCAGAATCACAATCTTAGCCTTGGAGGGTGCAATAGGAAGATACCGCATACCTTCTACCAGCGCCCGAATGTCATCCACTCCATTTTGATTCGCCGCATTTATTTCCTTGATATCATACTTCTTGTATTTGGCCCAAACATCCTCGGGAATTTCAAAGGGATCCGAGGTATTTCCGTGTTGAAGAGCCAAGGCAAGAATACGAGCAAAGGTTGTCTTTCCTGAGCCAATCGGACCGTGAATCATATAGAAATGAGGAATGCGATTCACTGAGAATTGGTAGAGAAGAGACTTTACAAGCTCTTCCTGACCGACACACTCTTGGAGGGTCTTGGGCCTCATTGAAAGACTAAGAACACGTTCATTGGACATTCTGTTGGTGTGCTTTTCCTTGACGAAATGCTTTCATCAATTTTACACGGTGAAAAATTGAACAAAGTGACTCGCGTAGGTCAAGTATCACAAATGAACGATTCAGAGATGTGTGTTCACAGGTCAGTAGAGCGAGTGCGCAATGATCAAACTGATCTTTGGGACACTTCTCGTATGGAGGAGCCTACTTTGCTGAAATACAATGTCCACACTCCTCTTCAGGGCCTCCCTGTAGAGAAGGTGAAGAAGATCTCGGAGATGACAGCACTTCCTCTTACTCTTATGATGTTCAATCTAAATGGTGATATGAACATTGGAATGTCCATTCGTTCTGCTGTGATCTATGGGTGTTCAGATGTCTATATCGTAGGAAAGAAGCGTTACGATCGGCGACCTGAAGTGGGTGCGAAGAATTACATTTCCTTTCACCGACTTCCCACCATCACTCCTTCCTTCTTTCTTGAAAATAAGCTAGTCCCTGTCTTTGTTGAGCAGGGAGGGACGCCTCTAGAGGACTTCTCCTTCAAACCCTATCTTCCGAACAAGCTTTTGGAAGGCTGGAAGGTCTGCCTTGTCGTCGGCTCAGAGTCCTATGGATTGCCAATGGATGAATTCAAGGAGCTCAAAGCCCCTGTTGTGACCATTAGTCAATATGGAGTTATGCGAAGCCTGAATGTGAGTGTTGCGACTGGAATTGTTCTCTATGAGTTTTGTCGCCAGTGGCGAAAGTCTGTAAGTTTGTAAAAATCTTCACAATAAATATAGAATGGCCAGAAAAGGAAAGCGCTCATCTGTTACTCGCAGAGCTCTCCGCGTTCCCCAGGGCGCGGTGAATACGGCAATTGGCTTGGTGAAGAATACGGGCCGTGGCGCTACCCGTGTTGTCAAGCGCACGGGCAAGGGCGCCTTAGGCATTACGGGCACTGCTGTGGGCACTGCTCGTAATGTCAGCAAGACGGCTGTGAATACTGCGGCGAAGTTTACTGTTCGCGCCACCAAGGGTGTTGCGAAGCTTGTGAAGAATACCATTGACCTTGCGTCCAACATTACGACTGGCACGATCAAGGGTGTGAATCGCACGCTCAAGTCTCGTCGTCGCCGTTAAACAATAGAACAACTACTTGTTCTCCTTGATTTATCAGGCTTCTCAAGAAGAGCCAAGAGTATTTCACTATAGTCTCCTTGTGTGCGGAGGCGTATACAAGAGCCTGAAGGCACTGGGACAAATTGAGTATGAGAAGGCGCAAAAGAAATCTGGGTGGTTCCAACAACTTTTAGAAAGGTTTGGAAGCTCTCAGGGCAATTAGCAAGATTCCGGAGACGGAGAAATTCCAGAAAATCTGCTTCAATCAACAAAACACGTAGTCTCATTTTTTCTACTAGCGCGGAGCAAAAATGGTCATATTTGCTACGCGATCAGGTCTTACAGGAAGAACAAGTTCAGCGCGACGACCAAAGCGAGGGAAATCTACGCGACCATCCCACGCATCTCCACCATCAATCCACTGTTTCAAATGCTGATGAACCTCAAGATAACCAGGATCAGTATTGACAATACCCAAGTCCTGGAGTTTTCGCAAAATCGTCACAGATTCCTTCACACGATCTATCTTGGACTTCAAAGGCTTACCATTTCGCATATACGGATCTGACATTCTATGAATCTACAAAGAATGTCTTTAGGAGCAGCCACACACACTATTCACGTTGCGACTAGGGTATCCAGTGGAACACGTGCTACAGTATTTGATACCATCATAAAAAGAATACCGTAGTTGATAATCTTGGAAATTCAAAGTGGCTCCTGTAACACAGCAAGTGCTAAAATTCGCAGCAGGCTGGAGGGGTTGTTGAACAGCTTTGATTCCTGAAAAAACAGCTCGGCTCTGAAGTTTCCGAATGATATCGCTCGCATCCATTTTCTATTCTAGAGAGTGGATAAAATGCGTCTAATCCACAGTAGTATCTAAAAGTGATCTGTGTAGAGATTCAAAGATGTGTGGAATCTGGTTTCGTTTAGGGCCAATGCTGCCTATTCATAATCCAAAGACGTGGATTCAAACCTTGTCGCCAAGAGGCCCAGAATCTATGACAGTCACAACCCTAAGTGGAGACATTACCTTTGGATTTACACGTTTAGCCATCAATGGATTAACGGAGGCAGGAATGCAGCCCTTTCACCTTTACAATACAACGTGGATGTGCAATGGAGAAATCTACAACTGGAAGGATCTCGCCAAAATGCACAAGTTTACCGAGATCAGTTCTGGAAGTGATTGTGAAGTTCTAGGTCACTTGTATGAGCTATACAAAGACAACCTGACTTCTTTTTTCAGAAGTTTGGATGGTGTCTTTGCAATGGTATTGGTGGATACAAACAGAGGCAGAGTTATTGTAGCACGTGATCCATATGGTGTGAGACCTTTGTATTGTGGAACCAAATTTTTGTATAAACACGAAAATGGAAATACGTTTAGTGTTGGAACTCAGACGTTGTTCTTTTCCAGTGAGTTGAAGGGTTTAATTCCTATTTCGGATCACATTGGCCATTTCCCTCCTGGAACTTACCAAGTGTATGATATCCATACGAAGAAGCTCCTACACTCAGAAAAATATCACACGACTCCTTGGATAAAAAACCCCTTTTTGTCTGCGTATAATCCATCGGGGTTGGAAATGGCCTGTTCTAACTTGCGTTGTGCTTTAGAAGATGCTGTTCGCAAGAGAATGCTGACAGA